TTATTCAACAAAGCCTGCGTAATCTCTAAAGTTTTCTAATACTCCGTTTTTTCTAATTTGCAATTCAACATCGTTAGCGAATTTTATCCAAATCTCCTCAGCATCAGGGGTGAAGTTGAGACATATCCTTTCCCCCCGCTCGGTTAGTTCAATGCTTTCTTTAATTATCTCTACTATTTTATTATGAAAGTCATTCAGGTTGTTTTGAGATATTTTCTGATTTTCAATAAGTCTATAACCTTGGGTTGAACGAGGCTCACAGACGAGGCAGCGGGCCCAAAACCCAATTCCTTTAGCCTCTTCTCCTTTTTTAGCCATATATTTATCGAAGATTTTAGGTTGAACCATCAAAGACAAGCTAAGCCTTGAGTTTCTCATGTTATTTTCATTCGAATGTTTTCTTTGTGTCGATTGGTCTACCCCATCCCAAAGTTGATTAATGAAAGGCAAATCTCTTAGAGCATGACCATCGAATACAGTCCCAGCTTCGTTTGACATCAAGCCAACGGAATTGCGGTGATTGCTGAGATGTTCTTTCATGGCAGCAGGTGTAATATCACTGAATGCCAATTTGCAAGATTTAGGTGGCTGAGGTGGCATTAACTCCTTTATTCTTTTAGCAATATCTATGGTGCTTTTGTTCTTTTTGCAAATGGTTCTAAATTCAGAAAGTAAATGCTTTTTCTGTGTTTTGAAAATTTCCATTTCGTGATTGTAACTTTCTATATTTTGTGTGTAGATTTCTTCCTGTTCTTTTTCAAATTTATAAATTCCACTCATCAATAGTTTTTCAACCGTGGTTTTCCGCTCTCCAGAACTAGCTTTTATAACGAAGAAAAGTGATGTAGGCCCTACTAATCCTGTCATTCTGCAAACATCCACAGACCCTTGACATCCTAGTGATATAACGGACAAAAGAGCAACTGCGATCATTGAACGAGGTGCCTTTGTTATAATACTTACTTCCTCAATAACTGCTTGTAATGATGGAGAAAGCATCCCTACAGGAAATTCATTTTCAGCTAGCATATTGTTCCTGCTATAGTTTTATCGTTTGAAATAGCTATTCTGCTATTAATAGCGGAATAGCGAAGTGATAAGATACATGCCCGGACCAGTTCACCTTTTACTCACCGGAAGAGTAAGCACGTTGTAGAATCCAGTCATCAAGTTCAACTTCCAACCATCCTACAGACTGGCTCCCCAGGGATCTGGGTCTAGGGAAAGTTGGGTCGTGGCGGGGAGATTTTGGGTTAATCCAGTCGTAAATCGTTGATCTGGATAGACCAGTTTTGAGTGCGACAGCGGGTAGGCGTAGAATTTTTACATTAGATGATGTCATGGCTTGTTCTCCTGAATCACATTGGTTTGGATGCAGGAAGATTAAGGATGTGGTCGTTTTTAAAAAACATTTGTGCCTTCTTGTTTTTTTTATTTTGAAACGAGATGGTGTAACTTATTGATTTTAATCAGATGAATTTTAAAGAAACTTACGATTTTTTGATAAAAAGCTTTGATGACGTACGTGGAACGATACCAAACTGGGTAGAAAATACGCCGTGGGAATCAGCATGGCCCATGTTGGACTACGAAAATCCTGACATTAAGGTTTTTCTGGAACAGCTCGATGCTGAATTCACATCGGCGGACCCTTTTTTCAGAGTGGAACTTTCATTCACTTCTTTAGATCCAGCGCTCAACCGAAAAAATAGTGATGGATGGCCTAGTGCTTTCGGGTCTTTTTATAAACAGTTAGAGAGTGCTCTTAGAGAGCGTCAGAAAGGAATATATTTGCGCAATGTAAATGATTGCGAATCACTCAAAGCTCTTTTTAAGGCGGTAAGTCATGTTGAGGCTGCGAGAGGGATGTGTATGATGCTCAGCCAAACAATAACAATGGGATTGTCTGATTGGTACAGAACACAGGGGGCCATCAAAGGTGGTATTGCGAAGGCCGCGCTGAATATCCCAGTTAAAGAGCAGGCTATAAAATTGTTGTACGAAAACGCCCCAGCCAAGGGGGGATGGGGAAATAGATCTATGGCGGTAAAAGCTATAGTAGATGAACTTTGGCAGTTTATTGAAGACCAAAATCATCTTGGGAAGAGGATTGATTTAAGCCATGAAAATTTAGTGACAACGCTGAAACAATGGGCCTACAAAGATGGGTTGCTTCGAGAAGCATTTAATAATACGGTTCGGACTAAGAAAAAAAAATGAAGCGTCTAAGACACTCCATTTTTGCATTGTTAATATGATATTACCCGACCAGTCGCAAAGTTCCCTTGTGTGCTTTCCCAGCTTCAGCGTTAGTTACAAAATCGGCCCACCATTGCATCATTGGTCGTCTCTGCTCAAGATAATCGCTACGGTTGTAAGCACGACGCACCTCATTCTTGTCCACATGAGCAAGTGCTGCTTCAATCACATCTGGTGGGAATCCTTGCTCGTTAAGGGCCGTACTGGCGATAGATCGCAGGCCATGCGAAACCAGCACTCCGGCGAAGCCCGCACGCTTTAGTGATGCGTTAACCGTCTGACTATTCATTGGTTGCTTTGGTTTGATACGGCTGGGAAAAATGAATTCTCGATTGCCGCTCAACGGCTTCATAATTTCCAGAATAGCCACTGCTTCATCTGACAATGGGACGGTATGGTCACGGTTCATTTTCATACGTGATGCAGGGATCTTCCATTCTCGTGCTTCCATGTCTACCTCTTCCCAACGGGCTTCAGCCGCTTCGGCAGGGCGGGTAATGGTAAGAAGTTGCCACATGAACAGGCATCGTGTTGAAAGGCTAATGCTAGCTGTTCGCATTGTCTGCATCAGCTGAGGCAACTGATCGGGACGAATGCTGGGCATGTTTTTCTTCTGCGGCTTCTCGAATGCCTTTCCAATATTGACACTAGGAACCGCATCAATTAGCCCTGTGTTTTGGGCATAGATCATGACCTCATTAATGCGTTGGCACAGGCGACGAACGGTTTCCAGTGCTCCTCTGGCCTGAACCGGTTGGACGGCCTGAACCAGTGTGTGAGCTTTAATATCTGTAACACTAATGTCGCCAATTGCAGGAAAGACATCTCTTTCAAGAGAGCGCCAGATATCGTCGGCATAGTCCTCGGTTACGCTGGCTTTCTTCACGTTCCACCATCGTTCAGCTACGAGCTGGAAAGTATTGGTTTTGGATTCCAGCGAACTGCGAAGTTGTTCTTGCTGATGCTCCTGAGGATCGATTTGTTTTGCCAGGAGAGAGCGGGATTCTGCTCGATATCTTCGAGCATCTGCAAGCGTAACTGCCGGGTAGGGGCCTATGCTCTTCTTCGCACGCTTCTTGGTGACAGGGCGAATGTAGCGAAATTGCCAGATTTTACTTCCGCTGGATTTGATCAGTAGCTCAAGGCCATCGCCATCATAGAGCACATAGTCCGCGTCCTTGGGTTTGGCAGATTCGATTTCCTTAACGGAGAGAGGTTTGGTTTGTCTTGCCATTGCCGGGTATCCATAGTTTTAGGCACCTCAAAAACAATAAAGCTTTATGAGGTGCCTAACAAGGTGCCTAAAAGGTTCGGATTTAATTAGTTGGCTTCAGACTTCGCGGGACAAATTGAGGGCACAAAAAAGCCCGCAGGGCTTGCGCCGTGCGGGCTCTTAGGACTTCATCGGATGACTCTGGTAATCACCGATGGAGAATTTTGGTGGAGCTGGCGGGAGTTGAACCCGCGTCCGAAATTCCTACATACCATTTTCATTGCAATAAAAACAGTATTTTACGTTTTAAAACAGTCGGTTATTGTTATGGGGTATGAGTCGGTTTTAGGTGATTTTAATACTCTGCCGCCAAATTGCCGCCATCATTTTTATCTATAATGCTGTCATACTCCAGCAAGTTATCCATGCATTTTTCAAGCTTATAAAAATCCGTAAGAGGATAAAGATTTACAATATCATCATCAAAACTCTGAATTCCTGCCAGTCGCTCTTTACGGCTCAAGAATCTTGAGGCGGCTCGAATCTCATCATCTTCGTCAGGTTCACAGGTATAGTCTAACGTTTTAAGCACTTGCCATGATACTGGCGGGGTAAGCTCAAACATTTTTATTAATTTGGGACAAAAATCATTTGTGATGGTTTGCTGGTAGTTAACTTTTGGAGGCAAAACTACATTAATGGATTTTTCCCCATGGTTCGTTTTGACCATTCTTGTTGATCTATAAGCAATACCAACAATATTAGATTTACTTCGGCGACTAATCCATTGCATTAATAAATTGGGGATTATGTATTCTTGAGTGAAAGATGTACTGTTGGTTTTTTTAGCGAAACTACAGGCATAGATGAGGGGCATTAAAGATAAATATGCAAGTTTTGTAGTAGAAGTCATCCTGTCATTTACACTTATACCATAAAAATGAGAGTAAAGAATGTCTGCTGTGAAATCGAGTATTTTTGAATTTTCTTCGTTTGAAATGAATGATGATATGTAAAGCTTATCAAAGTCTGGTTTTCCCATTTCAAGCCAGCAAACATATAATGATGAACCTAAATATAAACATGGTAGTCCAGCTACGGAGTATCTTTGAGCATCTACCAAATGTCGCATAGAAAACGGAATGTGAAAAATTTCCTTTCTATCTTTGATCGCTGTGTTTGACTTTCTAACACGAAAAAGTGGCCTTGTTGTATTGCATATATTTTTCAACGGGATTGATATGCTTTGAATGTATCTTGCCGTAACTCTCTCGGAAAAAATACTATCAAAATTATCATATGCGGATTTGATGTCACCTGAAAGAAAGTCTGACAAAGCATTAACGATGCCAAAATAAATTTTTGTGATTCTTTCGAGCCGCCTTTTTAATCGTCGCGATAACTCATTGTCATTCTCCTCGACATAGTCGTTTAGAATGTTAAAGTAAATTTGGCACTTTTCTTTGAAGTCGCTAATGATGTCAGTTTCTATAGTAGATGGTAGTTTCAGTTTCTTTTCTCTGACTATAATAGAAAATAACTCATTCAGATCATTTGAAATGTTTTCCCTTTCCATCTTTTTTACCTTTGCGCATTATCCAATGAATATAGTGGGTTTTTTGTCACTGCATCTTCCAAGTGATCCGGTGCAAAGTGCGCGTAAATCATTGTCATTTTTATATCGGCATGGCCCAAAATGTCGCGCAGTACCAGTATGTTTCCGCCGTTCATCATAAAATGACTTGCGAAAGTATGGCGGAGCACATGAGTACATTGCCCCTCCGGCAAGTCAATACCTGCACGTTTTACTGCACGCTCAAAAGCTTTTCTGCATGGCGTAAATAACTTACCTCTGTTCTTGGGAAGTTCCTCGTACAGATCCTGCGATATCGGCACGGTGCGGTTTTTCTTGCCTTTGGTTTTAGTGTAAGTGATCCGGTGTTTCGATAGCTGATGGCCCTGCAGGTTTTCGGCTTCACTCCATCGAGCGCCTGTAGCTAGGCAAATTTTTGTAATCATCAGTAGGCTGGGGCTTTGCGAATCAGCACATGCATCAAGCAAGCGTTTAATTTCGTCAGAGGCTAGGAACGCCAGTTCCCCCTCTGCGATTTTGAATGTTGGTAGCCCGGCGAGTGGATTAGGAGCTGACCAGTGGCCCAGCTTTATTAACGTGCCAAAAACAGATGATAGGTTGCGCTGTTCTAGATTTACCGTACGGGGCTTAATCGGCGACATTAGCGTGCCGTCCTCGTTACGTACCTCACCTTTCAATCGCGCTTCACGGTATTTCGTAAAGTCACCGGCGGTTAACTCAGAGGCGACGGGATCGCCAAGTCCATTGCAGATAATGTTCAGTTTCGCCATCAGGCGTTTGGGGTCTGCTAGCGTCTGGCCATATAGGGAGTGCCACTGCTCAATCAGTTCTGACAAGCGTCGCCGATCTTCCTTTTCACCCAGCCACGGCTTTTTGTTCACTTCGTCCATGGTGAAGTTTTCGAACGCTATGGCCTCGCCTTTCGTCGCAAATTGCTTGCGCACGCGTTTGCCGTCTCGCCCGCTCGGGTAGCACTCACACAACCACTTTCCGTTTGGCTGCTTCCTGATGGTCATTTTTAAACGCTCTTAATCGATTTAACAGCACGGCCCACAATTTCAATATCATCTAGAGAGCACTCAAAAGATGATTCGCCTTGTTGAACAACTAAGCGATTACCGGGAATGCGTGCAAGTTTTGCAATCGTTTTGATTCCATCAATATCAACAAGCCACACCCCATTAACTGGAGGTGTGCCGCTACGATCCACGAGATAAGAACCATCATCAGTATGGATAAGCAACGGGTTAGTCATGTTGTGAGGTATCAGGCTGTTGTCCAATATGATCTTTCCGTGATCGACTAAAGCCCCACCATCTAACGTTGCTTTATCAATCTCAGGAGCCACTACCTCTGATAACGGTTTGATGTGAACTTGGTTCACAAAATCAAAACCATTCTCCGGCCTACCATTATCATTTCTATCCCCTTGTCCCGTAGTTAACCAGAGCAACGAAACTCCCGTTTCAAGAGCGCACTGTATGACCCACTCAGCAGGGAAACTGTCCCTTAAGTATCTGTTTGCCATGGTGCTTTTTGAAACTGATAAATGGTCGCACAGCTGTTGTCTGGAGCTGAAATTATAAGCCTTAATTAGCCTGTTGATTGCTTCACGACCTCCACTGTCATTACCAACCTTGATTGATCTCATAAGCAAAACCCTTGACGTATATAAAATGTGATCTTAATATCCATTCAAGGTTTGAAAAACAAACCTCAACCTTATAAAACGAGATAAAACGAAACCAAACTAAGAGATACTGCACTATGAGCACTGATATTTCAATTCGTGTACCAAAAGAGATGGCTACGCCTGCAGAGTTCGCGGAGTGGGAAGGTATTTCCCGTGGCTCTGTTTACCAAAAAATTCACCATGGTCAGCTAGCTAAGTACATGGTCAAGAAGGAAAAAAACAAAGGCCGGGTAAGCCTGCGTTACCTGATGTTCAAAACTGATCAGGTCCGTGAATCCCTCGGTCATTCCAACTTCCGCGTCATTGTCGGTCTGTAAGTTCAATTATGAGAACTTTCTAAGGGGCTTACATGTTTGATTATAGGATTTCCAAACATCCGCACTTTGATGACGCCTGCCGGGCTTTCGCACAGCATCACAATATGGCGAAGCTGGCAGAACGCGCCGGGATGAACGTTCAGACGCTGCGTAACAAGCTGAATCCTGACCAGCCTCATCAGCTCACGCCGCCGGAAATCTGGCTGCTTACTGATCTAACTGAGGACTCCACGCTGGTTGACGGTTTTCTGGCTCAGATTCATTGCCTGCCGTGTGTGCCATTGAACGAAGTGGCAAAAGAGAAGCTGCCGCATTACGTCATGAGTGCTACTGCTGAAATCGGACGTGTTGCTGCCGGTGCCGTATCTGGTGATGTGAAAACCACAGCGGGCCGCCGCGATGTTATCAGCAGTATTAACTCTGTTACTCGCCTGATGGCGCTGGCTGCCGTTTCCATGCAAGCGCGTTTGCAGGCCAATCCGGCTATGGCAAGTGCGGTAGATACAGTAACGGGCCTCGGCGCTTCGTTCGGTCTGATCTGAGGTATTTATGCTGACTAAAGAACCATCTTTTGCATCGCTTCTCGTTAAGCCAAGCCCGGCAATGCACTGCGGTCATGGCTGGATTATGGGGAAGGATGGCAAGCGCTGGCACCCGTGCCGCTCGCAGGATGAGCTACTGGCTGAATTGTCCACCACAAAGCAGGGGAAACCATGGCTATTGAAGGCGATTCTGCGACTGTTCCGCTGAGCCCAGGGCATCGTCTTAACGGGCTAAACCATATTGCAGAGCTAAGAGCGGCAGTGTTTGGCTTAAATATTGATTCAGAGCTGGAGCGTTTTATTAGCGATATGAGGGAGCCACGGGATATTAACCATAAACAGAATGAACGCGCATTAGCCGCCATATTCTTTATGGCGAAAATTCCGGCGGAACGTCATAGCGTCAATGTGAGTGAGCTGACGACTGACGAAAAACGGGAGCTGATTAAAGCAATGAACCATTTCCGTGCAGTGGTGAGCTTATTTCCCAAACGGCTAACCATGCCGAATTAATCCACAACAGAAATTAATGGCGTAAACCCGCCGGGCTTCTTATTGCCCAAATTCAGGAGAAACAACTATGCGAAATATTGAAACCCGTACCACTAAAACCGGACCAGATGATGCTGGACTCAACTTGCTGCTGACTGAGGCACGCAAAGAAGAACGCCGGGGACGCGCAGATGTGATGGCTGCACGTCTGGACTCTTTGGCAGCCCGTATCGTGTCACGTCAGCTTAACCATACAGAAGCGGCTGAGCTGCTGCGTCAGGAAGCGGTGAAGATTCAGAACGAAGCTCAGGAGATCCACTGATGGCTGATTCAATGGACCTTGTACAGCAGCGCGTTGAAGAAGAACGCCAGCGCCACATCCACACCGCCCGCAATAAAACGCCGGGTGTTTCCCGTGTTCTGTGCATTGATTGCGATGCGCCGATCCCGCCAGCTCGACGTCGCGCCATTCCGGGCGTGCAGTGCTGCGTCACCTGTCAGGAAATTTCAGAGCTGAAAGGCAAACACTACAACGGAGGTACGGTGTGAGTAATAACTTAGAAACTCTTAGTCAGCCGGTTAAGCATCCAGCTATCCGTTATCACGGCGGTAAATTCCGCCTTGCATCATGGATTATCGAGCGTATGCCGGAGCATGTTTGCTACGTCGAACCTTTTGGGGGCGCAGCGGGCGTTTTGCTGCAAAAGCCACGTAGCTACTCAGAAGTCTATAACGACCTGGACGGCGAAGTAGTGAACCTTTTTCGTGTGCTGCGTGACCCGGCAATGAATCAGCGACTGCAAGATGCCTGCTCGCTCACACCGTATTCACGCGATGAGTTTTGCGCGGCCCAGCAACAAACCGACGATCCGATTGAGCGTGCGCGTCTTATGGTTGTTCGTGCCTGCATGGGGTTCGGTTCGGCGGCAGGTATTGGCGGTAACTCAGGCTTCCGCAGCGACAGCAAACGCAAATACGCCACCGCCGCGCATCTATGGGCGCGTTACCCAGGGAATCTGGCCGCGGTGTGTCAGCGCCTGCAGGGCGTCATCATTGAGAACAAAGACGCGCTGGCCATAATGCGCGCCCACGATGCTGATACCACTTTGCATTACATCGATCCGCCATATGTGCCGGAAACCCGCGTACCGGGCAACCGCTACTACAACCATGAAATGACCGTTGAAGGACATGAACAGCTGTTGACCGTCGCAAGGACGCTCAGCGGAATGGTGATGATTAGCGGCTACGAAAGCGAGCTGTACAACGACATGCTGCGCGGATGGAAGAAAGAGACGAAGGGTTCCCGCATTAGTGCCGGGCGCGGTACGAAGGTTCGCACTGAATGCCTGTGGATAAATGATCTGTGTATGAAAAATAAGGGGGTTGCATGAGCACCATCCTTAAATGGGCGGGAAATAAAACCGCCATCATGCCGGAACTGATTAAGCACCTTCCTGATGGTCAGCGACTGGTTGAACCTTTCGCGGGTTCCTGCGCAGTGATGATGGCGACAGACTATCCTCATTATCTTGTCGCGGATATTAATCCCGATCTTATCAATCTCTATAAAAAAATTGTCCTTGATTGTGAAGCTTTCACATCACGCGCAAAAAATATTTTTGCGATTGCGAATAGAGAAGTTGCTTATTACAACATTAGGCATGAATTTAATCACTCCTCTGAAATTACTGATTTCATGAGGGCAGTTTATTTCCTTTATCTAAATCGTCATGGTTATCGCGGTTTGTGCCGTTATAACCTGTGCGGGTATTTCAATGTTCCTTACGGTAATTATAAAAATCCGTATTTTCCTGAAAATGAAATACGTGCTTTTGCAGAAAAGGCACAACGCGCAACGTTTATCTGCGCCAGCTATGACGAGACGCTGGCAATGCTGCAGGTGGGGGATGTGGTTTACTGCGATCCACCGTATGACGGTACATTTACCGGTTATCACACTGCCGGTTTTACTGAGGACGATCATTATCATCTGGCGTCTATTCTTGAGCGCCGGTCATCAGAAGGTCATCCGGTTATTGTGTCCAACAGCGACACGTCCCTGACCCGTTCGCTTTACCGTAATTTTACCAGTCATCGCATCACAGCAAAGCGCAGCATGGGTGTGGCTGCCGGTGAAAGTAAGTCTGCAACGGAAATCATCGCCACAAAATCAGCGGCATGGTCCGGCGTTGATTTAGCGTCCGGTCCTGATATCTCCGTGGAAACTGAGGTGCGGGCGTGGCAGTGAGTCAATTCACGTTACATAAGGAACCAGCCACCGGCGGCTCAGATGAGGCCGCCGCAGCCTTTTCATGGAGCGCACCAAAAAAAGCGGTTAACCCGTATCTGGGCCCGGCGGAAGTTGCGCCGGAGTCCGCGCTTTCAAACCTGATCACTCTTTACGCTGCGGATAATGATCAGGAGCAGCTGCGCCGCGAGGCGCTGAGTGATGAGGTCTGGGAACGCTATTTCTTCAATGAGTTCCGTGATCCTGTTCAGCGCGAAATGGAGCAGGACCGGCTGATCAGCAGTGCCAAAATGGCCCGCGAGCAGCAGCGATTTAATCCCGATCTGGTGATTCTGGCTGACGTAAGCGCCATGCCGGCCCATATCAGCAAACCTCTGCTGGAAAGGATTGAATATTTCCATAATCTGGGCAGAGCTAAAGCCTATTCCCGCTATCTGCGTGAAACTATCAGACCGTGCCTTGAGCGACTGGAGCGCGTGCGTGACAGTCAGGTGTCTGCCTCTTTTCGGTTTATGGCGAGCCATGACGGGCTGGAGGGGCTGCTGGTATTGCCTGAAATGAGTCAGGATCAGGTCAAGCGCCTTTCCACGCTGGTTGCAGCGCATATGAGCATGTGTCTTGATGTGGCCTGCGGCGATCTGTTGGTCAGCGACGATGTTAAACCAGAAGAAATCCGCCTGGCATGGGAAAGAATGGCTGCAGAAGTCTTGCGGCTTGAAGTTATCCCGCCAGCATTTGAGAAGCTGCGCCGGAAGAAGCGCCGCCGTAAGCCCGTGCCGTATGAGCTGATTCCAGCTTCACTTTTACGCATGATGTGTGCGGACTGGTGGTATAGCAAATTATGGCAGATGCGCTGCGAGTGGCGGGAGGAACAGCTGCGCGCCGTCTGCCTGGTCAACAAGAAAGCCTCCCCGTATGTCAGCTATGAAGCCGTGATCCACAAACGCGAGCAGCGCCGCAAATCGCTGGAGTTCTTCCGCTCGCATGAGCTGGTCAACGAAGACGGCGACACGCTGGACATGGAAGACGTGGTGAATGCCAGCAACAGCAACCCGGCACACCGCCGTAACGAAATGATGGCCTGCGTTAAAGGACTGGAGCTGATCGCGGAAATGCGCGGAGACTGTGCGGTGTTCTATACCATCACCTGCCCGTCACGCTTCCACGCAACCCTCAACAACGGCAGGCCAAATCCGAAGTGGTCCAGCGCCACGGTCAGACAGAGCAGTGATTATCTGGTTGATACCTTCGCCGCTTTCCGCAAGGCAATGCACAAGGCCGGGCTGCGCTGGTATGGCGTTCGCGTTGCAGAGCCGCACCATGACGGCACCGTGCACTGGCATCTGCTGTGCTTCATGCGAAAAAAAGACCGTCGCTCCATCACCGCACTGTTGCGTAAGTTTGCCATCCGTGAAGACCGCGAGGAGCTGGGCAACAATACGGGGCCGCGCTTCAAGTCCGAACTTATCAACCCGCGCAAGGGCACGCCGACCAGCTATATTGCCAAATACATTAGCAAGAACATCGACGGGCGCGGGCTGGCTAAAGAAATCAGCAAAGAAACCGGCAGATCGCTGCGCGACAGCGCCGAGCATGTCACGGCCTGGGCGTCACTGCACCGGGTTCAGCAATTCCGTTTCTTTGGTATTCCGGGGCGTCAGGCATACCGCGAGCTGCGCTTGCTGGCTGGTCAGGCCGCGAGAGCGCAGGGCGAGCACAAAGCGGGTGCGCCGGTACTGGATAACCCGCGTCTGGATGCGGTGCTGGCAGCGGCTGATGCGGGCTGCTTTGCGACCTACATCATGAAACAGGGTGGTGTGCTGGTTCCCCGCAAACATCACCTTGTCCGCACGGCTTATGAGCTTAACGACGAGCCGAGTGCCTACGGCGATCACGGCATCCGTATTTATGGCATCTGGTCCCCGATTGCAGAGGGCAAGATTTGCACGCACGCGGTGAAGTGGAAAAAGGTTCGTAAGGCCGTTGACGTTCAGGAGGCGACAGCCGACCAGGGCGCTTGCGCCCCTTGGACTCGTGGCAATAACTGTCCCCCTGTTGAAAATCTGAACAAATCAGGGGGTGATTTACCCGATATTAAAGCCATGGATGAGAAGGAACTGCAGGAATATCTCCACAACATGGGCCAGAAGGAACGGCGGGAGCTGACAGCCAGGTTAAGGCTGGTAAAACCGAAGCGGAAAAAAGCATACAAACAGAATATTTCGGATCAGCAGCGCCTGCAGCTTGAGGCAGAGCTGAGTTCCAGAGGGTTCGATGGCAGCGAGTCAGAGATTGATCTGCTTCTGCGAGGGGGCAGCATCCCGTCAGGTGCCGGGCTACGCGTTTTTTACCGCAACCATCGACTGCAGGAAGATGACAAATGGCGTCAGTGGTACTGACTGCAGGGCGTTAACAATTCATGCTCTTAACGACCTTCGTCAGAACGTTCTCATTGACGGATAAAAAATATTTTACATTTGGATATCAGGGGTATACTGTATATATAAACAGTGGATATATATACAGTTAATGTATGTCCGTGGTCGTGATAGGAGGGAAGATGCAGGACTATCTTTTGGAGTCGTTGAAGCTCCAGCGCATTGATTTTTTTATTAAGCTTGTAGCGGCTAGTGAGTGCAGTGACGAAGAGAAGCGGCTGGCTATTCAGTGGGTATCTGAGTTGACTGACGAACTCATGGCGAAAATCCGCAGCCATGAATACTGCCGGTCCATGGACGTCACCAGTTAGGGGGATCTGTATGCGCATTGAAATAATGATCGATAAAGAGCAGAAGATTAGCCAGGCTACGCTGGACGCCCTTGAAACCGAGCTTTACCGTAATTTGCGCCCTCTGTACCCAAAAACAGCAATTCGAATTCGCAAGGGCAGCGCCAATGGTGTTGAGCTGAGCGGGTTAAAACTGGATGAAGACAAAAAGCGAGTTATGGAGATTATGCAGCAGGTCTGGGAGGACGACAGCTGGTTACATTAGCGAACGTTGCGGACGATAAAACTGGCTTTTACCGTCAGCAAGGTTGAACAACGAGCTTCGCGAGGCGTTAGCGCCTTAGTGCATGGCTATGCTGCATGAGATCGCATGATCGTTTGAGGATCGTTTTAGCTGAGGCCCGCCAGGAATGGCGGGCTTTTGCTTATGTCATGCAGGCGCATGAAAACCGCTACATAAAGCGGGCAGGCGTGGCGGGGATACGAGCGCGCGCTAGCACTCATCTATGGTATTGTGTGGCACAATTATCTATAGTCTAAGGTAGAGATTGCAAAACTTTCCTAAGGGATTTTTTAAAAGGTAGAGGATGAGAATGAGCAAGGTAGATGAACAGCAAATGCCATTAGAACTTAATGAAGAAAATGAAAATGAAAATGAAGTTGAACCTTATGAACATATTAAAGAAAGAAAGGTTGTCATACAACCGTATGATTATGCTGTTCGTACGCTCGTAGATATGATTATCGAGGGTGACTTGATTCTTGAACCAGATTATCAAAGAAAATATCAATGGGATGATGTTAAAGCGTCGAGGTTTATTGAGTCCATCGCTCTAAATATACCTGTTCCAGTTGTATATTTAGCTGAGGAAAAGGATGGTACATTTAGTGTTATAGATGGTCAGCAGAGATTGACATCTCTATTTAGATTTATTAAGGCAACCGAAATTGAGAATCTATTTCCCGCTTCTGGGCTGACACCTCTTAAACTTAGTGGGCTGAAAATAATTTCAGAAATAAATGGGATGGAATATCTGGAGTTAGATCGCGTCCTTCGCTCTAATATTGCCAAAAGAGCCATCAGATGTATTGTTGTTCTTAATGAGTCGGATGAGGCTTTAAAATTTGAAGTATTTGAGCGACTAAATACTGGAAGTGCATCACTGTCTGATCAGGAAGTACGTAATTGCGTGTACAGAGGTAGCTATAATGAGCTCTTAAAAAGATTAGCAAGATATGAAAAATTTGAAGAGTTAATTTCATTACCGGAGCAGGATGCTAAGTCAATGAAAGCTGTTGAATTAGTCCTGAGATTTTTGGCATATAGAGAGCTGACTACTACTTCTGAGTATTCTGATAATTACTCTGAATACTTGAATTTGCATATGGAAGAAAATCGCGAGATATCAACGCCTAGAGCGGAGGCTATTCAATCACTTTTTTATGGAACAGTCGATCTGATTTATGATGTCCTGGGACCAGGCACTGCGTTTAGAAAACCAAGAAATCAAGTTGATCCGCACGACGGTTTCTTTCAAAATAGAATTAATGGTTCCATCTATGAGTCTCAGATGGTTGCCTTTTCTAGGGCGATAGAGCATGGCTGGAAAGGGGACTTGGCAGCAAAAGCTTTTAGTGCTTTCCAGGTAGATGGCTACTGGAAAAGCCTTTTCCAAGGGACATCTAAAAAGCATTCAGCATTGAGCAGGAGCACTGTTCTGACCGAGGCATTGATGGAGTAACAGCATGGAATGCAGATCCGATTACATCAAGAGATTTGACGAAATCAATCTCCTTGCTGATATGGCTGAGGAAAACTCTAAGCCAGGTGGGAATATAACAGCTACAAATGCGTTAACCCGCTCAGGATTAGTTTTATTATGTGGTTATTTTGAGGGCTTTGTACGTGAAATGTGCAAAGAGTTTGTTGATGAACTGAATGATTTAAGTATCGCCCCATCTTTGATGCCAGTTAGGATGTTATCAGAGCATGCTATTACTTGTTCTGATAAGATAAAGAACAATAAATGTGGACCCTTTTCTGATTTTATAATGAACGTTGAGCGGGCTTCACCGATACAGTTGGATAGCGATAAGTTATCTTCAACAAATGCTAATCCAACCGTTGATACAATTGAACGTATATTTAACATGTTTGATATACCCGTGGTTTTAGATGAATTGTCACTTAGCGATTTTGATGTCGATGATATGTATAATTTTGAATCACAGGTGAACGAGACATTAAAACAGTCAATACTACAAGCGGTTGACGGAGACTCAATAAAAGAAAGTGATATTGTTAATTTAATTGAGTCTAAGTGGGCGGCAAAAAAGAAACGTAGACGTGTTGGATATTTGAATATTATCGATGAGCTTTTGAAGAAAAGAAATAGGATTGCTCACGGAGAGGGGTTTGATGAAGTGACCCCTCAAGAACTTCGAGAGGTCACCAAACAAATTACGAGGTTATGTGATGGTTTGATTGATAAGTTAAAGACGAAATTGAACGATATTTCACCTTAGATATCAATGGAATATTGAGTGAATGTAATTACTTTCTCACCAACCCATTCGTTGAGTTCAGATAGGCGTTTTTGTAGAGGTATTAATTCATTTCTGACAAAAACTTTGCTTGCTTTTTCAATATCACCAAAACCACCAACATTATTTGGCATGATGCCCATCATCTGCGGTGGCACGCGGTGGGCTGCCATCATGTCATCACGGCTCACGTTCTTGATGTTCAGAAACTCATCCTTTGCCGCCACCTCTGAAAGCGGGATGATCTGAATGCCATCCTTTTTACCGTTGGGCGAGTACATGAACAGGTTGCGGAAGTTTCCCGGTCCTTTGGCGCTTTTCATGGCCTGGCGGATGTTGTTCACGTCCTCCTGGTTCTGCGCGGCGTCGGTCATGTACATGATAAAACCCGCATGGCTGCCGTTGATGTAATACTTCCGGCGGAACAGCGTGGCAGATTCATTCAGCAGGGCGGAAGGGATGGCTGACAGGTATTCCGGCAGGCCGTAAATCTCCTGGTTCAGGTCCGGCTCCATCAGGTGAAAGATGCTGCCTTTGGTGAACTCGTAGGGCTGCGTGGTCAGGCCATATTGCACAAACCAGTAGGTATTGAGATCGATCCCGCGGCGGGTGTATTTCGCCAGCGATGGCTCCAGCGACAGAATGCCGCCCAGCCGGTTCGTCCGTTTCTCCAGATAGGCGTTCCCAAACACCAGGTAGTCCTGCACGAAACGGCTGAATGCCTGCTGGCTCAACAGCGGGTGGGGGATAAACGTGCTGGTCAGAATGTTACGCTTAACGGCAATCGGTGAGCTGTGATGCACGGCGGCGCGGTAGGTGCGGGCCAGGCCGTCAAAGCTCACCGGTGGCTCATACCAACGGTCCATCTGCACGCATTCCACGTAATCCAGCAGCTCGCGGCGGTCCAGTACCGGGATCGGATCACCAAAGCTGAACGCCTCCGCAGTGGCGGCCGTGCTTTGCTGCATGGTGGTTTCTGCTGGCGCGTCGGCGAGGACGTCGTGTTCACTCATTAAAAAATCTCCACAATGTTACTGGTATTGGCTGCTTCGCCCTGTAGCGGTTCGTTAAACAGCGCGTGCATCGTTGCCCAGGCCAAATCTGCGTGGCTGGCTTCTTCGCTGCGGCTGGCTTCGTAGGTGGGGCGGTTGCCACTGGCGGTGGTGGCGCGGCGGATAGCCATAAATGACTGAGCAATGTCGGTGTGTCCGGCGTCGAACTCCAGGCGGCGGTGGCTGATAATGTCGTAGGCCTTGAGCACCAGGGCGTTTTTCACGTTGGGGTTGTAGACAAACTCCCGCACAGCGGGAAAGAACGCTTTCACGTTCTCATAAACACCGTGACCGACGCCGGTTGAGTCGATGCCGATATAGGTCACGTTATATTGCTGCGTCAGCTGTTTGATGGCGTCAGCCTGGGTGCGGAAGTCCATACCGCGCCACTGGTGACGCTCCAGAATGCGGAACTTGCCGCCAGGCACGGATGGCGGTGCCATCACCACGCACCCGGCGCTGTCACCGTTCTGCGTACCTTTTGCGGGGTCATAGCCGATCCAGACTTCGCGCCAGCCGAACGGGCGCAGCGCCAGCGCCTGAAAATCGGACCAGACTTCCCAGCTGTCCACCATGCATGCCTGCAGCTCGCTGAGCGGGAACACTGACGCCAGATCGTCAATAAATTCACACATCAGCAGGTTCTGGTATTCGTCCGGGCTGTACTCCATGCGCAGCTGGTCCAGGTCGAACAGGTTGCAGCCGCCGCGCACCGCATCCTCCACGGTGACGATCTGGCGGTACTGTCCGTCCGGGCAGAGCACGCCGCGCGCAAGGTTGCTGTGGGTCAGGTCAATATCCACCTTGTCCGCTTTGGCGCGGCCCCGGTTGAACAGTGCCCCGGACCAGAACGGGTAGGCGCTGTGGGTCAGGCTGGACGGCGTGGAAAAGTAGGTTTGTCGCCATTTCTTGTGAATGGCCATGCCGGAGGCAACTTTGCGCAGCTCCTGGAATTTCGGGATCCAGAAATATTCATCAAGGTACAGATTGCCGTGGTAGCTCTGTGCCGTGCGGGCGTTGGTGCCGAGAAAGTACAGGCACGCCCCGTTGCTGAGCGTCATCGGGTCGCCTTTCAGCTCCACATCCACCTCTTTGGCAAAGTCGATGATGTACTGCTTAAAGACGTGTGCCTGCGCCTTACTGGCTGAGAGAAAAATCTGGTTGCGCCCGGTGGTGATGGCATCAATCAGCGCCTCGCGGGCAAAAAAGTATGTTGCCCCAATCTGACGTGATTTAAGCAGGTTGCGAATGCGGTGTTTTACGCCTGCCTGCCACCAGTGGCGCTGATATTCAAACATGCCGTTGCGGAAGATTTCTTCCAGCTTTTCGGTCTGTTCATCGGTGAAAACGTTCTTTTCTGGCTGGCGACGTGGGCCTTTGTTGCGGTTGGCAACGTTCGGGTTTAAGTCCGCTTCGTTACCGCCCTCGTTGAATTTACCGATCCGGGCATGGCGCTCTGACTGGCGCGCCAGCAGGTCAATTTCCTTGAAGTCTTTCCCTTCCTTCTGCTCCTTCATGATGAGCTGGCAGTAACGCGCGGCGGTGGTGAGCTGCATCTGGTCCAGCGGCCCATATTCGGCCCATTTATCGCGTTTCTTCCAGCTGTGAACGGTTGCAACTTTCTCGCCCAGCATTTCAGCAATGCGGGCTACGCGGTATCCCTGAAAGTACAGCAGCATAGCCTGCCGACGGGGATCGAGGTCTGCGGGGGTCAGTGTCGTGTTCATGGCCCAAACATACGGGCTTGCCTGACGGCTTTCCCCGGCTGCGGTTTGTGTGGTTGACCGTACAAGTGCCGCGCGTTGTTTCACTCCCCCCATCACCGCAAACATAGGGCTCCAGTAAGTTATTTCTAACGGAGCACGGCTCATGACAGTGAAAGCAAAGCGTTTCCGTATCGGGGTGGAAGGTGCCACCACCGACGGGCGCGAAATCCAGCGTGAATGGCTGGTACAGATGGCTGCCAGCTACAACCCGACGGTGTATACCGCGCAAATCAACCTTGAGCACATCAAAGGCTATTCACCAGACGGCACGTTTAAACGCTATGGACATGTTACCGCTCTGGCTGCCGAGGAAATTACGGACGGGACGCTCAAAGGGAAAATGGCGCTTTATGCCGACATCAACCCGTCGCCCGATTTGGTCAGCCTGATTAAACAGTGGCAAAAGCAGTTTACCTCCATGGAGGTCAGCCCAAAGTTTGCCGACACCGGGAAAGCCTATCTGGTAGGACTGGCTGCCACTGACGATCCGGCGAGCCTGGGCACCGAAATGCTGGCTTTCAGCGCCAGTGCTAAGCAGAACCCGCTGGCGAACCGCAAGCTGGACCCGGAAAACCTGTTTACCGCGGCTGAGGAAACACTGATCGAGCTGGAAGACGCCCAGGACGATAAACCGTCCCTCTTTTCACGTGTCACCGCACTGTTTACCAAAAAAGAACAAACCGATGAGGCGCGTTTCTCTGATGTGCATAAGGCCGTGGAACTGGTTGCCACAGAACAGCAAAACCTGAGCGAACGCACTGACCAGTCCCTGTCCGATCAGGACCTGCGCCTTTCTGAACTGGAGTCCTCCCTGCAGGAACAACAAACCGCCTTTACCGAGCTACAGCTGCAACTGAGCCGCGAAGACAGCCGTAAAGATTACCGCCAGCGCGCGCCGGGCGGTGACGCACCGGCAGGCACCCTGACCAATTGCTGATGGAGCATAAAACCTGATGAAAAAGAATACCAAATTTGCCTTTAACGCTTACCTGCAGCAGCTGGCGCGCCTGAACGGTGTGGACGTTGAGGAGTTGTCCAGCAAGTTCACCGTGGAGCCGTCCGTGCAGCAGACGCTGGAAGATGAGATCCAGCAGTCCGCCGCATTCCTGACGCTCATTAACATTTCACCCGTCGATGAGCAGTCCGGTCAACTGCTGGGGCTGGGCGTGGGTAGTACCGTTGCCGGGACCACGGATACGACCAAGCAGGATCGTGAGCCTACCGACCCGATGGTGATGGAGGACGTGGAGTACAAATGCGAGCAGACCAACTTTGACACGGTGCTGACCTACGCAAAACTGGACCTGTGGGCCAAGTTCCAGGACTTCCAGGTGCGTATCCGTAACGCCATCATCAAGCGTCAGGCGCTGGACCGCATCATGATCGGCTTTAACGGGCTGGCCCGCGCCAAAACGTCGAACCGTACCGAAAACCCGCTGCTGCAGGACGTCAATAAGGGCTGGTTGCAGAAAATCCGCGAAGACGCACCGGATCACGTCATGGGGAGCAACACCAAAGACGGCGTAACCACGAAAGGCTCAGTGAAAGTGGGCAAAGGTGCTTCGAAGCTGGAGGAAAAAGGCTACGAAAATCTGGACGCCGTGGTGATGGATGCCGTCAACGAGCTTATCGACGTGGTTTATCAGGATGATGACGATCTGGTTGTGGTCTGCGGGCGCGAACTGCTGTCCGACAAGTATTTCCCGCTGGTTAACAAAGACCAGGACAACAGCGAAAAGATTGCTGCCGATCTAATCATCAGCCAGAAGCGCATGGGCGGCCTGCAGGCGGTTCGTGCCCCTTACTTTCCGGCGAATGCCTTGCTGATCACCCGTCTGGATAACCTGTCCATCTACTGGCAGGTAGACACCCGCCGCCGCTCTGTTATCGACAACCCGAAACGTGACCGGATTGAAAACTTTGAATCCGTTAACGAGGCGTATGTGGTTGAGGACTACCGCTGCGCGGCACTGGTGGAAAACATCGAGATCGGTGATTTCAGTAAGCCTGCCGCACCGGACGGTGGAGCGTAACCCATGAGCCTGAGTCCCGCACGGCAGCACCGCCTGCGCATTCAGGCCGAACAGGCCGCCCGTGAGGGCGGCAGTGTTCGCCATGCGTCAGGTTATGACTTGATGCTGTTGCAGCTGGCAGAGGACCGCCGCCGCCTTAAGGGCATCCAGTCCACGGTGAAAAAAGCAGAGATTAAGGTGGAGGTGCTGCCGAAATATTCCGCCTGGGCGGAGGGGGTGCTGGCGGCAGAGGGGGCGCAGCAGGATGACGTGCTGATGTACGTGATGCTGTGGCGCATTGACGCCGGTGATTATGCCGGTGCGCTGGAAATAGGGCGCCATGCGCTGCGCCATGGCTGGGTGATGCCGCTGGGCAACCGTAACGTGCAGACCGTGCTGGCTGAGGAGATGGCGGACGCGGCGCAAAGTGCCCTGCTTGCCGCCGCCGGTTTTGACGCTGATCTGCTGCTGCAGACGCTGGACCTGACCACCGGGCAGGATATGCCGGACCAGTCACGGGCCCGCCTGCATAAAGCCATCGGCGCGGTGCTGAGCGAAAGCAACCCGGCATCTGCCCTGAATCACATCACTCATGCGCTGCAGCTCGATCCCCGCTGCGGCGTGAAAAAAGAAAAGCAGCAGCTGGAGCGCAGACTGCGCAATGACAGCCGCTAACGAACGTGCCCCGCGCACGGGCGGCACGGGGTGGCGAAAGGCAATGCCACATCAAAACCCCGTCCACCGCCCACTTATTCAGGAGAAAGCCGCATGAAGTTTGTTGCGCCAGAACAGGCACCGGAACAGGCGGAGGTCATCAAAAATACGCCATTCTGGCCTGATGTGGACCTGTCGGAATTTCGCAGCGTGATGCGCACTGACGGCACGGTGACGCAGCCGCGTTTAAAGCAGGTCGTGCTGACGGCGATTTCTGAGGTTAACGCTGAGCTGTTCGACTTCCGCCACCGCCAGCAGATGCTGGGTTATCAGGCACTGGCTGAGGTTCCGGCAGATATGCTGGACGGCAAAAGCGAGCGTATCCAGCACTATCACAACGCCGTGTATTGCTGGGCGCGTGCCGTGCTCAATGAGCGTTATCAGGACTATGACACCACGGCGTCCGGCGTAAAGCGAGGGGAGGAGCTGGCGGAGGCCAGCGGCGATCTGTGGCGTGATGCACGCTGGGCCATCAGCCGGGTGCAGGACGCGCCGCACTGTACGGTGGAGCTTATCTGATGAAAGTGCGTGCGCATCAGTATGACACGGTGGACGCGCTTTGCTGGCGTCATTACGGGCGCACGCAGGGTGTCACAGAGCAGGTTCTGCAGGCAAATCCGGGGCTGGCAGAGTACGGCCCATTCTTACCGCACGGGCTGCAGGTGGAGCTGCCGGACATTCCGGCGTCAACCACGGCGCAGACCGTCCAGCTATGGGACTGAATGATGACGCTTGAACGAATCAGCGCCTTTATCACTTACTGCATCGCCGTGCTGCTGGCATGGCTGGGCGATCTGTCGCTCAAGGATGCGTCAACGGTTGGCGGCGTGCTGATCGGCGTGCTGATGCTGGCTATCAACTGGTACTACAAACACCAGTCTTTCAAATTGTTGCGCGGCGGGAAGATTTCGCGGGGGGAATATGAGTCCTTCAATCGTTAAGCGCTGTCTTGTCGGGGCGGTGCTGGCTATCGCCGCCACGCTGCCCGGCTTCCAGTCGCTGCATACCTCCGTTGAGGGGCTGAAACTGATTGCCGATTACGAGGGATGCCGCCTGCAGCCATATCAGTGCAGCGCGGGCGTCTGGACCGACGGGATCGGCAATACGTCCGGCGTGGTGCCGGGCAAAGCCATCACGGAACGGCAGGCGGCGCAGGGGTTAATCAACAATGTGCTGCTGACTGAAAAAAGGCTGGATGCCTGCCTGACGGTTAAGCCGCCGCAACATGTCTACGATGCGCTGGTGAGTATTGGTTTCAATGTGGGGACCGGTGCGATCTGCAGGTCAACCATGGTGTCATTTATCAATCGCCAGCAGTGGTGGCAGGCATGCAACCAGCTACCGCGCTGGATTTACGTTAACGGTGTGAGAAACAAAGGGCTGGAGAACCGCCGTGCGCGGGAACTGGCCTGGTGCTTAAAAGGGGCATAACGGAATGAAAAAGAAAGTCATGAGTCTGTTTTTCCAGCTGGCATGGGTCGCACTGCTGGTTATCAGCCTGCTTTACCCGCGCAGCGTTGCGCCGGTTCTGGTGGGGGCATCTGTTCAGGTGTTGTGTGTTCTTGCCTGGCTGCTGGCGGCGCTGTGCGCTGTCGGGTGGTTTGCCGGGGGCAGGGGGCGCGATGAGGTCAGGGCGGCGCTGTTGAAATTCAGGGCACGCCCCGTAAAACCGGTGCTCACATGGGCAATGAGGCTGCTTATCGTGATGTGCCTGGCGTTTTCGGGGTGGGTGATCACTCTGGTGTTTTACCTGCTGACGCTGGTTCTGTACCAGATTGCCCGCGCGCAGCTCCATGAGCCAGTGGCGGCCTGATGCGGGCGCTGGCGGTAGTGCTGGCGCTGGTACTGGTAGCGCTGGGCTGGCAGTCGTGGAGGCTTAACAACGCCAGCCACACCATTGAGACGCAGGGCGCGGCGCTGGCAAGAAAAACGCAGGAACTGACGAAGAAAAACAGCCAGCTGATCGGCCTGTCCATTCTGACCGAAACCAACAGCCGGGAGCAGACACGGCTTTATGCGGCGGCGGAACAGACCACCGCGCAGCTGCGAAGTCGCCAGCGCCGGATCGAGGAACTGAAACGTGAAAACGAGGATTTACGCCGCTGGGCTGACACTCCTTTGCCTGCTGACATTATCCGGCTGCGGGAGCGTCCGGCCCTCGCCGGAGGTGCAGATTACCGTGAGTGGCTGTCCCAGAGTGACGCAGTGCCGCCTGGAGAGGTCAGCGCCGCGCAGTAACGGCGATCTTAATTCGGTACTGGATGAAACCGAGGCCGCCTGGGCGGTCTGTGCTGACAAAGTGGACACGATCATTGCGTGTCAGGAGCGAGACAGTGAACAAGCCGCAGTCCTTACGCCGCGCACTGAATAAAGCGGTGCCCTATGTCCGCAATAACCCGGACAAACTGCACCTTTTTGTGGATAACGGTTCACTGGTGGCAACCGGTGCCAGCTCCATGTCATGGGAATACCGCTACACCCTGAACGTGGTGATCGAGGATTTCAGCGGCGACCAGAATCTGCTGATGGCTCCCGTGCTGCTGTGGCTAAGTGACAAGCAGCCGGACGCGATTAATAACCCTGAGCTGCGCGAAAAACTATTCACCTTTGAAGTGGATATTCTGCGCAACGATGTGTGCGATATCAGCCTTAACCTGCAGCTGACGGAGCGCGTGCTGGTCAGCACTGACGGCAGCGTGTCGAGCGTTGAGGCGGTGCCGGAGCCGGACGAACCCGAAGAGATGTGGACGGTGAAACGTGGATGAACTGCAGAGGGTGGATGACTGGCTGACGGCGCTGCTGGCGAATCTGGATCCTGCCGCGCGCAGTCGTATGATGCGGCAGCTGGCGCAACAGCTTCGCCGGACGCAACAGCAGAATATCAGGCTGCAGCGCAATCCTGACGGCAGCGGCTATGAGCCGCGTCGGGTGACGGCCCGCAGTAAGAAGGGACGTATCAGGCGCCAGATGTTTGCAAAACTACGCACCACAAAATACCTGAAAACCGCCGCCAGTGCGGACTCCGCCAGCGTGCAGTTTGATGGCAAGGTGCAGCGCATTGCCCGTGTTCACCATTACGGCCTGCGCGATCGCGTCAGCCGCAAGGGCCCGGAGGTCCGCTATGCAGAGCGTCGCCTGCTGGGCGTGAACGATGAGGTGGAAACTGTCACCCGTGATATCATACTGCGATGGGTACAGAGTTTATAAATGTAAGTACTATTTTTTCAATATTATCTAACCATGACTAATAAACGGATTACGGTCAATCCATGAGTCCCAATTGATTAACCCATCATCAAACTCTATATACTTCATTAGGGTAAGGGATAATAACATTCCGAGCTGCGATGAATAGTCTTTTAAGTGAATCATACTTTCTGGGTTGTCATTGTCGAGATATGCGATATAGCCGCCTTGATGAAAAAGCGAATTTCTAAGCTTACAGTAATGCATCATGTTTCGTTGCGGTAGATCTGAGTCAACTTTTGAAACATCGAACCCGTACTCTTTTAAAACACTGGTTATAATCTCCGGGGCTTTTCTGTGTAGATCGTTTTTAATATATCGGCACAATGATTCTAAGGCTGAAAATTCTAGATAATAACTAACATCTACATAGTTCATATTCTCTCTGAAAGATACCATGGATTTATAAAATGCAGTCCTAAAAGGGTTTTGGTTAGAGTTGGCATTTTCGTTTAGTTTGTTCATTGCAAGGGAAATGAATTTCGAACGACTTTTAGGAGCGAAAAAGTCTTCAAGGATTATTCTTCCTGGCCCTTGTTTGCGTTTGGAGTTGAGTTGTAGTGGGAAGTCGCCTTTTAATTTTTGTGGCGTTTCATCTTCTTCTAGAGAGTTACATATAATTACATCCTTTTGTTCAATAAAGCTTAAGACTGCAGATAGGTCGAAAATAAGTTGGTTTAAATTTTTATAATTTGTTGGATAAGGTGAAAAAAAACCACTCAAAACATATCCTTTTCCATCGCATTTAACATCTTTTAATTGTTTTGATGTATTGAAGCGAGGAATCAGTATTCCTCCATCAAATGAAATCTCTTTGGTAAAACTAAAACCATAGATGGCAATAGATGTCATAAGACGTCCTCAGTTTTTTCTTTGTCATTGTGTGATGGGCCATACACATCACATCCTGTACCTCACGATAAATGTTTATGCAAGTATCGTCGACATGAATACACAACTGACAGAAATCATGCGCCTTATCACCAACCTGATCCGCACCGGCACCGTGACCGAAGTGGACCGGGAAAACTGGCTGTGTCGGGTGAAAACGGGCGACCTTGAAACCAACTGGATTAACTGGCTGACCTGCCGTGCCGGAAAATCCCGGACATGGTGGAAACCGTCCGAAGGTGAGCAGGTTGTGCTGTTCAGCCTGGGCGGCAATCTCGAAACCGCCTTTGCGCTGCCTGCCGTCTACTCCAATCAGTTTCCGCCACCGTCAGACTCTGAGGGCGGCAACGTGACGGCGTATGACGACGGGGGCTGGTTTGAGTACGAGCCCGCCACCGGGCGCTGGTACGTCAGGGGCATTAAATCCATGGTTATCGAGGCGGCAGACAATATCACCCTGAAAACCGGGGAGTTCGTTGTGGAGGCCGACACCACGCGCATTAACAGCGAGGTGGTGATCAACGGTGGCGTCACCCAGGGCGGCGGCGCGATGAGCTCCAACGGGATCGTGGTGGATAAGCACGGTCACACCGGCGTTAAGTCCGGCGGCGATACGTCAGGGGGCCCGGTATGACGCTGTATATCGGCATGAGCCAGGGCAACGGCAAAGCCATTACTGACACGGACCATCTGCGCCAGTCGGTGCGGGATATTCTGCTGACCCCGCAGGGCAGCCGGATTGCCCGCCGGGAGTACGGTTCCCTGCTGTCCACCCTGATTGACCAGCCGCAGAACCCGGCGCTGCGCCTGCAGGTCATGTCTGCGGTCTATGTGGCCCTGAGCCGCTGGGAGCCGCGGCTTACGCTGGATTCCATCACCATCAGCAGCAACTTTGACGGCTCCATGGTGGTTGAGCTTACCGGGCAGCGCAATAACGGCGCGCCGGTTTCCCTTTCCATACCTACAGGAGCAGACAATGGCAGTCATTGACCTTTCCCAGCTTCCGCCGCCGCAGATTGTGGACGTGCCGGATTTTGAGGCACTGCTGGCGGAGCGTAAGGCCGCCTTTGTGGCCCTTCATCCGGTGGATGAGCAGGATGCGGTCCGGCGCACGCTGGAGCTGGAGTCCGAACCGGTCACTAAGCTGCTGCAGGAAAACACCTACCGGGAGGTCCTGCTGCGCCAGCGTATTAACGAAGCCGCGCAGGCGGTTATGGTGGCTTATTCCATGGGAAGCGACCTTGAACAGCTGGCGGGTAACTGCAACGTGAAGCGCCTGACGGTCGTTCCCGCTGATAACGATGCGGTGCCGCCGGTCGCCGCCGTGATGGAAAGCGACGAGGCGCTGCGACAGCGTATCCCGGCGGCGTATGAGGGGCTGTCCGTGGCGGGCCCGACGGGTGCCTATGAATTTCACGCCAGAAGCGCCGACGGGCGGGTGGCTGATGCCAGCGCAACCAGCCCGGCACCGGCGGAGGTGGTGCTTACCGTGCTGAGCCGCGAAGGTGACGGCACGGCAGAGGCTGAGCTGCTGGCGGTGGTTGAGCAGGCGCTTAACAGCGAGAAGGTACGCCCGATAGCGGACCGCCTGACGGTGCGCAGCGCCGAAATTATCCCGTACCGCGTGGAGGCGACGATCTTCCTTTATCCGGGGCCGGAGGCTGAGCCGGTGATGGCGGCGGCAAAAGCCAGCCTGCAGAAGTACATCGCCAGCCAGACGCGGCTGGGGCGTGATATCCGTCGTAGCGCCATTTATGCCGCGCTGCACGTGGAGGGCGTCCAGCGCGTGGAGCTGGCGTCCCCGCTGGGTGACGTGGTGCTGGACAGGACGCAGGCATCCTCCTGCACGGCGTGGAGCGTCACCAACGGGGGGACGGATGAATAGCCTGCTGCCGTCCGGTTCGTCGCCGCTTGAGCGCCGACTGGCGCAGACCTGCAGCGGGATTTCCGATCTGCGGGTATCGCTGCGGGATTTGTGGAACCCGGCAACGTGCCCGGTCAGCTTCCTGCCGTATCTGGCGTGGGCGTTTTCCGTTGACCGCTGGGATGAGCGCTGGGCGGAGAGCGTTAAACGCCGCGTGGTGCAGGATGCTTTCTATATCCATCAGCACAAGGGGACAACCAGCGCCGTGCGGCGCGTGGTGGAGCCGTTCGGTTTCCTGATCCGCATTATCGAGTGGTGGCAGACCGGTGAGGCCCCGGGCACGTTTCGCCTGGATATCGGCGTGCAGGACCAGGGCATTACGGAGGAAACCTATCGGGAGCTGGAGCGCCTGATCGGCGACGCCAAACCGTGCAGCCGCCATCTGATCGGTATGTCCATCAACCTGCAGACTGGCGGCCCGTATTTTGTGGGCGCCGCCACCTATACCGGCGAAGAAATCACGATCTACCCGTATATCAACGACACCATTATTTCCGCCGGTACCGCTTACGAGGGCGGTGCGGTCCACGTTATTGACACTGTGAGAGTGAATCCATGAGCGCAAAATTTTACACCCTGCTGACGGAGATCGGCGCGGCGAAACTGGCAAGCGCCGCCGCGCTCGGCGTGCCCCTGAAAATTACCCAGATGGCGGTGGGCGACGGGGGCGGCGTTTTACCTTCGCCCAGCGCCCAGCAGACGGCGCTGATTGCCGAAAAGCGGCGCGCAAACCTCAATATGCTGTATATCGACCCGCAGAACAGCAGCCAGATTATTGCTGAGCAGGTCATTCCGGAAACCGAGGGCGGGTGGTGGATCCGTGAAGTCGGGCTATTTGATGACACCGGCGCGCTGATTGCCGTGGGAAACTGCCCGGAAAGCTACAAGCCGCAGCTGGCTGAGGGGAGCGGACGCACGCAGACCGTGCGCATGGTGCTGATTACCAGCAGCACCGATAACATCACCCTGAAAATTGACCCGTCCGTGGTGCTGGCGACCCGCAAATATGTGGATGATAAGGTGCTGGAGCTGCGGGTGCATGTGGATGACCTGATGGCAAAACACCTTGCCGCGCCGGATCCGCATTCGCAGTACGCGCCAAAAGCCAGCCCGACGTTTACCGGGACGCCGACCGCGCCAACGCCGGTCAAAAGCGATAACAGCAAAAAGCTGGCAACGACGGAGTTTGTGGCGGTGGCACTTGCCGCCCTGGCGGGCAGCGCGCCGGAAACGCTGGATACGCTTAAGGAGCTGGCTGATGCGCTCGGCAACGATCCGAATTTTGCGACTACCGTACTCAATAAGCTGGCGGAGAAGCTGGCGAAGGACCAGAACGGGGCCGACATTCCCGACAAGGGGCTGTTTATCCGCAATATTGGCTTAGGGACGGCGGCAAAGGCCGACGCGGGGGACTTTATCTCTTCCGGCGGCGGCAATTACCCGGCCTACCTTCGCATGACGGGGGTTGAAACGTTACCTACCTCGAAGGACGCGGCAAACCTGTCAGCGCTGTACTCTGCCCCGGCCCCCATCCCTGCCAACGTGATTGTGGCGGGCGGGGTGGCGAACTGGTACCGGTATCAGGCGATGTGGGGATTATTCCGGGACGGCTCAGACGGCATTCTGGGGTGGGGGGTACAAATCAACGGCGTGACAAAGTTCATGATTGCGCCGGATGGTGGCTGCTACGCCGCTAATCAGAAGCTGGCGACGGAAATTCAGCTCTCTGATGCCCTTGCGGGCAAGCAGGATAAAAATCAGACGTTAACTGACCTGTCAGGAAAAAACCAGACTCAGCTACGTGACTACCTGCAGCTGGGCTCTGCGGCGACCAAAACCGTCGGCAACGGTCCCGGTCAGGTGCCGGATATGTCCTTCTTCCCATTGTCGGGCGGGGTTTCTGGCTACGTGAAACTGCCGAACGGGTTCATTTTCCAGTGGGGGCAGGGTAACGCCGGTGCCGGTTCTGCCAATATTCCCTTCCCGCTGATGTTCCCGGGCGGATGCGTGGGCGTGGAGATTACCGGCACTTCTGCCAGGGCATCCAATGATATGGCGGGTGTGAATGTTATTGCCGGTGAGATTAACGCCGGAGGGTTTGGCGTTAACGGCTATCTGATCAGGCCGGGCGGGCAGGTGGTTCCGCAGGGCGTTGCGTTTATCTGGACCGCGTGGGGGTACTAATGAGCATGCACTACAGCGCTTCAAAGAATATGTTTTATGACGGCAGTCTTAAAGACTTGTATATTGCGGGCAGCGGATGGCCCCGCGACTGCCTTAAGGTCAGCGAAGGGATGTTTCGGCAGTACGTCGCTCCGGCCCCGGCGGGAAAGGTCAGGGTTGCCGGCCCCGATGGATTCCCCGCATGGGGTGACGTTCCGGCACCGACGCAGGAGCAGATGATTGCCGCCGCTGAGGCTGAGAAACAAAGCCGTATCAGCCAGGCGAATGACTATATGAACGGGAAGCAGTGGCCCGGAAAGGCGGCAATCGGCAGGCTGAAAGGTGATGAACTGGCGCAGTACAATCTGTGGATTGATTATCTGGATGCGCTGCAGGCTACCGACACCTCAACCGCCCCGGATATTCGCTGGCCCGTATCTCCCGAAAAATAACCCTCGTCCCCGCGTCTGCGGGGATTTTTTTCCCCCTTCCATTGTGTCATCTCCCATACAAAGCCCGCCGCGTGCGCCGCGCGTATATCAGCCAGAACATAGGCACACCCCTGTAAACCGGAGAGACTGCCTTATGGCCCAGGATTACCACCACGGGGTGCGCGTTGTTGAGGTTAACGACGGCACCCGAACCATTACCACGGTGAGCACCGCCATCGTGGGCATGGTCTGCACCGGCGATGATGCCGATGCGTCCCTGTTCCCCCTCAATAAGCCGGTCCTGCTGACCGACGTGCTGACCGCCAGCGGCAAGGCGGGCGAATCCGGCACGCTGGCCCGTTCGCTGGATGCGATTGCGGACCAGGCCAAACCCGTGACCGTCGTCGTGCGCGTGGCGCAGGGCGAAACCGAAGCGGAAACCACCGCCAACATCGTCGGCGGCGTCACCGCGGACGGTAAAAAAACGGGCATGAAAGCGCTGCTTTCGGCGCAGTCGCAGCTCGGCGTGAAACCGCGCATTCTCGGCGTGCCCGGGCATGACACGCAGGCAGTTGCCACGGAGCTGCTGAGCGTGGCGCAGAGCCTGCGCGGGTTTGCCTACCTGTCCGCCTACGGCTGCAAAACGGTGGAGGAAGCCATTGCCTACCGCGACAATTTCAGCCAGCGCGAGGGGATGCTGATCTGGCCTGATTTCATCAACTTTGACACGGTGCTTAAGGCGGACGCTACGGCTTACGCCTCCGCCCGCGCGCTGGGCCTGCGTGCCAAAATTGACGAGCAGACCGGCTGGCACAAAACCCTGTCCAACGTGGGCGTGAACGGCGTCACCGGGCTGTCTGCGGATGTGTTCTGGGACCTGCAGGATCCGGCAACGGATGCGGGGCTGCTGAACCAGAACGACGTCACCACGCTGATTCGTAAAGACGGCTTCCGCTTCTGGGGCTCCCGCTGCCTCAGCGACGATCCGCTGTTTGCCTTTGAGAACTACACCCGCACGGCGCAGGTGCTGGCTGACACCATCGCAGAGGCGCACATGTGGGCGGTGGATGGCGTGCTCAACCCGTCGCTGGCCCGCGACATTATCGAAGGGATTCGCGCCAAACTGCGCAGCCTGAAAACGCAGGGCTACCTCATCGGCGCAGACTGCTGGCTGGATGAGTCGGTGAACGATAAGGAGTCCCTGAAAGCCGGGAAGCTCACTATCGACTACGACTACACGCCGGTGCCGCCGCTTGAAAACCTGATGCTGCGCCAGCGCATCACCGATCGTTACCTGCTGGACTTCTCCAGCCGGGTCAGCGCGTAAGGGGACACCATGGCTTTACCACGCAAGTTAAAACACCTGAACCTGTTCAACGACGGGAACAACTGGCAGGGGATCGTTGAATCCCTGACCCTGCCGAAATTTACCCGCAAGTTTGAGAAGTATCGCGGCGGCGGCATGCCGGGCGCGGTGGACGTGGACATGGGGCTGGATGACGGCGCGCTGGACACGGAATTTTCAATCGGCGGCACCGAGCTGCTGCTGTTTAAGCAGATGGGCAAGGCGACGGTTGACGGCATCCAGCTGCGTTTCACCGGCTCCATTCAGCGCGACGATACCGGCGAAGTGCAGGCCGTGGAGCTGGTCGTGCGCGGGCGTCACAAAGAGGTGGATTCCGGCGAGTGGAAAACCGGCGAGAGCAGCAGTACCAAGGTCAGCAGCACCAACAGCTACGCGAAGCTGACTATCAACGGCGAGGTGCTCTATGAGGTTGACGTGGTCAACATGATCGAAATCGTTGACGGTGTGGACCTGATGGAAGCCCACCGCAACGCCCTCGGCCTCTGATTAACCCTGACGGCGCGGGAAACCGCGCCAGCATTTCATTAACAGGAAACGAACATGAGCGACAAACAGACTGAAAAAACCGTACGACTGGACACCCCGATTGCACGCGGCAACACCGTTATCACCGAGATTGTGCTGCGTAAACCGCAGTCAGGTGCGCTGCGCGGCACCCGCCTGCAGGCCATCATGGATATGGACGTGGGCGCCATGATGACCGTCATTCCGCGCATTTCCACCCCGGCGCTGACCTCGCAGGAAATGGCGGAGCTGGATCCGGCGGACCTCACGGCAATGGCGGTGGAGGTGGTCACTTTTTTGCTTCCGAAGTCGGTGCTTGCCGATTTGCCGACAGCCTGACGGTTGACGATCTGGTGGCGGACATTGCCACCATTTTTCACTGGCCGCCGTCCGTCACTGACGTTATGCCGCTGACAGAGGTGCTGGAGTGGCGGTATAAAGCAATTCAGAGAAGCGGGGCCAGCGATGAGTGACAATAACCTGCGCCTGCAGGTCGTTCTGGGGGCGGTGGATAAGCTAACCCGCCCCTTCAAAAATGCCCAGACCGGCTCTAAAGAGCTGGCAGCGGCTATCCGCCAAACCTGTGAACAGCTTAAGCAGCTGAGCGACGCCGGGGGAAAGCTAAAATCCTTTGACCAGCTTTCACAGAGCCTGAGCCGTACCGGCACGGAGCTGGATCAGGCCAGGCTACGTGCGCAGATGATGACGCGGGAAATGGCGTCGCTGGAATCCCCGACCAAAAAGCAGACCCTGGCGTTTGAAGCGCAATGGCGTGCCGTGTCACGCCTTGAGCAAAAGCAGCAGCAGGAAACCCGCCAGATGGCGGCGGCACGGGCAGAGCTTTACCGGCTGGGATTGTCCGCCGGGGGCGGTGCCCGGGAAACGGCGAGGATTGCGCGCGAAACCACACGGTATAACCGACAGCTGGCTGAGCAGGAGCGGAAGCTGCGCGAGGTGGGGGAACGCCAGCGTAAGCTCAACGCCATCAGGGCGAAGGGCGAAAAAATACGCGAGGTCAGAAACTCGCTGGCGGGCAATGGTGCGGGCGCGATGGCGGCGGGTGTTGCGACCGGCGTCACGCTGATGGCACCGGTAAAAGCCTACTCAGAGTCAGAAAATGCCGCCACTCAGCTTGCCGCCTCCATGATGGGGCCGGGCGGGAAAGTGGCCCCAGAGTTCGAGAAAATCAACCGGCTTGCGGTGGCTCTGGGCGATAAGCTGCCGGGAACCACCGCCGACTTTCAGAACATGATGACGATGCTGCGCCGCCAGGGGATGTCCGCGCAGGTTATCCTGGGGGGACTGGGGGAGTCTGCCGCTTATCTGGGTGTTCAGCTGCAGATGGATCCTACCGCTGCGGCTGAGTTCGCCGCCAAGCTGCAGGACGCCACGCAAACCTCTGAAAAAGACATGATGAGCTTAATGGATGTTATCCAGAAAGGTTTTTATGCCGGGGTGGACTCGGGGAATATGCTGCAGGGCTTTTCAAAAATCAGCAGCGCGATGGACATTATTCATCAAAAGGGGCTGGGCGCGGCTAAGACATTTGCCCCTCTGCTGGTGATGGCGGATCAGTCCGGCATGGCGGGAGAGTCCGCAGGTAACGCCTACCGCAAAGTTTTTCAGTCAGTGATGAATACGACAAAAATTAAGGGCGCTAATGATGACCTTAAAGGCACCGGCGTTAGGTTTGATTTTACCGACGGGAAAGGTGAGTTCGGTGGAATTGAGAAAATGTATACCCAGCTGGCGCAGCTCCAGAAGCTGAATACTGAAAAACGCCTGGCGACGCTGAAAGGTATTTTTGGTGATGATGCGGAAACGCTGCAGGTGCTGAATATTATGATTTCCAAAGGCATTGCGGGTTATCGGGAGACGGCATCAAAACTCGATAATCAGGCATCGCTGCGTGAACGCGTTGACGCCTCCCTGAATACCCTCGGCAATAAATGGGAGGCTGCGACTGGCTCCTTTACGAATGCGATGGCGAGCATCGGTGAAACCGTTGCCCCGGCATTAAAAAAGCTGGCTGACTGGCTGGGGGAGCTGGCGTCAGGTCTGGATGGTTTTGTTAAGCGACACCCGCAGTTAACCTCAGCGCTGTTTAAGCTGGCGGCGGGGTTTGCCGTTGTTGCAACTGCTACGGGGGCGCTTTCCCTGGCTCTGGCATCAGTGCTGGGACCGCTTGCCCTCGTGAGAGTGAGTGCCGGTGTGCTGGGGCTGAAATTTTCATCCGCATTCGGGCTGATTGGAAAGGCCATCGGGTCCGTGGGGAAAGGGATCGTGTGGCTGGGGCGTCTGATGTTCGCAAACCCCATTCTGGCGGTGATCGGGCTGATTGCCATGGGGGCCATCTACATCTGGCAGAACTGGGACACGCTGGGGCCGAAGTTCAAAGCGATGTGGGATGCGGTCTGTCACGCCACGGGGGCTGCATGGGAATGGATGAAAGAAACCGCAAGCACCGCATGGGAAGGTATCAAATCCCTGTTTTTCAATTACACCCTGCCGGGACTGATTGCCAAAAACTGGGACGCCATTAAAGCCGGAGTGTCTGAGGCATGGGCCAGCGTCAGGCAGACCATCAGTGATAAATGGACTGCCATTCTGAGCGATGTTGCCGCGCTACCGGCAAAGTTCCAGGACATGGGCAGCGCCATTATTGACAGTATCCTGAACGGCATCAATGCGAAGTGGGACGCGCTCAAAAATAAGCTCTCCTCCGTCACGGAATACCTGCCCGACTGGATGACCGGGAAAAATAATCCTCCTGGCAAAACGCAGGTGCAGGTGGTGGGTGGTGCAGCCGCTGCTGCCGTGCCGTTTGCCGGAATGTATGACAGCGGCGGCGTCATTCCACGCGGTCAGTTTGGCATCGTCGGGGAGAATGGCCCGGAGATTGTCAACGGCCCGGCGAATGTGACCAGCCGCAGGCGCACGGCGGCGCTGGCTTCCGTGGTCGCCGGGATGATGGGGGCGGCGTTGCCCGCAGAGGCTGCGCCACTTCACCCGATGAGCCTGCCCGCCGCAACCTATCGCGCACCGCAGGACAAATCCGCCAGCCAGCCGCCCGTTGTGCGTTACGAAATCAACGCCCCTGTCCATATCGTCGCCCAGCCCGGGCAAAGTGCGCAGGACATCGCCCGCGAAGTGGCGAGGCAACTGGATGAGCGGGAGCGCCGCGCCAGGGCAAAGGCGCGCAGTAATTTCAGCGATCAGGGGGGATACGAATCATGATGATGGTGCTGGGGCTATACGTCTTCATGCTGCGCACCGTGCCGTATCAGGAGCTGCAGTATCAGCGCAGCTGGCGACACGCCACCAACAGCCGGGTGAACCGCCGCCCGTCAACGCAGTTTCTCGGCCCGGATAATGACTCACTGACGCTGTCCGGCGTACTGCTACCGGAAGTCACCGGCGGCAGGCTGTCGTTGTTGGCGCTGGAGTTAATGGCAGAGCAGGGTAAGGCATGGCCCTTGATAGAGGGCAGTGGGACCATTTACGGCATGTTTGTAATCGAGAGCCTGAGTCAGACCAAAACGGAGTTTTTTGAAAGCGGAATGCCCCGGCGCATTGAGTTTTCGCTCACCCTGAAACGGGTTGATGAGTCGCTGTCTGATATGTTCGGGAGCCTGGGCGACCAGCTCAGCAACCTGCAGGATTCTGCCACCTCTGTGATAGGGGATATTAAAAACACGGCAGGAGGGTTGCTGCAGTGAATTTTAATGCCGATCTGTTTGATGTGAACAGCAAAAGCCCGGCTTTCAGCATCGTTATTGAAGGTAAGAACGTGACGACAGTGCTGGATAAGCGCCTGATGAGCCTGACGCTGACCGATAACCGGGGTTTTGAAGCGGACCAGCTCGATCTGGAACTGGACGACGCCGACGGGCAAATTGCCCTGCCACGACGCGGTGCGGTGATTCAGCTGTCGCTGGGCTGGAAAGGGCAGCCGCTTTTTCCAAAGGGGGTATTCACCGTAGATGAGATTGAGCACTGCGGAGCGCCTGACCGTCTGACCATCCGGGCCCGTAGCGCCGATTTTCGTGAAACCCTCAATACTCGCCGTGAAAAGTCGTGGCATCAGACGACGGTGGGGAATGTGGTAAAGGAAATTGCCGCCCGGCATAACCTCAAAATGGCGCTGGGCAAAGACCTGACGGATAGGGCGCTGGATCATATGGACCAGACCAATGAAAGTGATGCCAGTTTCCTGATGAAGCTGGCGCGGCAGTATGGGGCGATAGCCTCCGTTAAGGGGGGGCACCTGTTATTTATCCGGCAGGGGCAGGGCAGAACGGCGAGTGGTAAGCCGCTGCCGGTCATCACCATAGAGCGTAAATCCGGTGACGGTCATCGTTTTACCCTTGCAGATCGTGGTGCCTATACGGGCGTGATAGCCAGCTGGCTGCATACGCGTGAACCGAAGCAGAAAGAAATCACGCAGGTGAAGCGCCGCCGAAAGAAAACCACCACGGCAAAAGAGCCGGAGGCAAAGCAGGGGGACTATCTGGTGGGAACGGATGAAAACGTGCTGGTTCTGAACCGGACCTACGCCAACCGCAGCAATGCGGAACGGGCGGCAAAGATGCAGTGGGAGCGCCTGCAGCGCGGGGTGGCCTCCTTTTCTCTGCAGCTCTCAGAAGGGCGGGCAGATCTCTACACCGAAATGCCGGTGAAGGTCAGTGGCTTCAAGCAGCCGATTGATGATGCGGAATGGACCATTACTACCCTGACGCATACGGTCAGTCCGGATAATGGTTTTACAACCAGTCTGGAGCTTGAGGTAAAGATTGATGATATTCAAATAGAATAAATGAGTTCTCAATATTGTTTATTTGTGTATCATTATCGAGAACTCATGGTGGCGGAGATACCAAATATGATGAATTGCCCAAAGTGTGGACACTCAGCACACACAAGGAGCAGCTTTCAGGTTACTGATAGCACGAAAGAACGCTACTGCCAGTGCCAGAATATCAACTGCGGCAGCACCTTTGTCACCCATGAAACAGTGGTGCGATTCATTGTGACGCCTGGTGTTATTGTTAGCGCTCCACCACATCCGTCACCAGGTGGACAAAGCCATATGAATTTTTGATTTTTGAACCCGCGTCGCGGGTTTATTTTTTCATAAGCGATTTAATATACTTTTCTGATTCATCCCAACTCATTGACCCCATTTTCTTACACTCTGTACCGCCGCCGTTAAATCCAATTATCTGGCTTTTGTCAGAGTTTGATATTTCTATCCGCTTAATAAGCATCGGCTCCCACGATGGGCCGCTGAACTGAGAATCACATACGCCACGAAAAAAGAGTGCAGCCATGTCATCATTGATTTGAGTCTTTTTGACGGTCATGGATAGCGTTTCATTATTTAGACCATAAGACTCAGCTTGATACGTTTTGAGCACATTTTGCACGGCTGGGGGGATACTGGCGGCAAACACGCTTGAGGCTGTAAGAAGGGAGAACAGCAGGGTGGTCTTTTTCAT